AATTCATAAAGAGCGTTCTCAAGCATCTTCAATGAGAAAGTATTATAATAATAAGTATTACCAGCAGACATCTGCTCATAAAGGCCAGAACCAGTGCGAATTACACCACCTGACTTACCTATATTAGTATACTCACCATTACCATTTCTATTGCTTCTACCAAAGGCTAATGCATTATTTTTATAATCAGCAAACTGAATTTCAGCCTCCCAGTCTACATAGTGCATCCACATATTATGTACAGCAGATTTACCATCTTTCTTTACAGGAATACCTACAGCCAACTTCTTGTTCAACATTGAACCAGGTACCTTATGCTGTATACGAACATGTGACCACTCATTTCTCATTGATACAGGAGAACTAAATCTTATCTAAATTTTTCATCTTAGGCTCTTTATCCTAAGAACTACTATTTTATAGTAGCATTTCGGAGTACATCTTCTTCCTACGCCATGCTTTAAGGAAGTGGACACTCTTGGAACAATTATACTGTCAGATAATTAACATGGTATCTTTTAAACAAAGAATATATTGTAGTTTTATCTACTTCATATTTTTTAGATAACTGAGATACTGTTTTACCAGCATTAAATTCTCCAATTATCTCTAAACATTCTTTGTCTGATAGTTTAAAATATCTACCTTTACCTTTTTGTGATATACCATGCAATGAAAGGATTTTAGTAAAAGTATTATAACTACATTTGTATTCTAACAAAAGCTCTTTTAAAGGTTTCTTATTATCTAAGTAATCATTAATTATTAATTCTTGAGCTTTATTGTCTTCTAATATATTATATTTATCTTTAATATCTACTCCTTTTTTTATTAAAAATTCTTTTAATCCTGTGGCAGAGCAGTCATATCTTTTTGCTAACTCCCTTAAAGAAAATCCACTTTTATAGTCTTCTACTAATTCTAGAAACTCTTGATTATTAATATTAAGTTTATTATTTCTCAATTTAACATCTAAAGATTTTAGAATTTTTACTATAGTAGCTTTATCTACTTTATAAAGGGTAGCTATTTTATTACTACTAAATCCTGATAAATATAATTCTTTTATTTCATTGTAGCTATCATCTAAAAGAAGTCTACGATTTCCATCTCCTCCAATAGTTAAATTATAACCATTTTTAAAAGTATCGTATTTAGCAATATAAAAAATTTCTTTTTGATTTAAATCTTCAATATTACATTCCTCTAGAATTTCAATACTAAAATTTTCTACACCATATTTATGAATTGCATTATGGAAATATGTATTATCTTTTTTATGTTGATGTTGTTTCCATCTAAATTCTATAGTGTATCTTGTTTGTCCTATATAAGACTTATTATTAACCTTATTGGTTATTTTATAAATAATTCCTTTCATTGATAATTATCTTATCCTCATGTTCTACTCTCTACACTACTTACTCTAGTTAGGAGTAAGTTAGCACGGTATTCTCTTATATTATAATATATAAGGCTCCACCGTTTTTGCCCATTTTTTTATGCAGCTATTAACTGCAAGGTGACATAAGATAGTCTATCACCAACCTTACGAGATAGTTCTTTTTCTACATAAGCAGCTTCTATAGAGAAACGCTCGCCTGCTCTAAGTCTCTCTGCTGGTACACCCTCAGTATTACCACCCATAAGTTCTACCTTATATACTGCATTAGTGCCTTCCATGCGGGCGTCTCCAAGAATACGGAATTGATATACCTCATTCAGATTACCAACAATCACCTCTCCATCAGCAAACCAATCTTCAGGGAAAATAAGATAGAAAGGAGCAGTACCTACTCCAACAGGAGCATTATCATCTAAACTAGATACATCAGCACCATCCTCACTTCTAGCTCCTATAAGAGGGATATTTCTACGTGAAGAACCTATAACATCCCACGTATATTCATTATCATCTTCAAACTCTCTACATTGTGTTATTCTGTGCTTTTTACACAACTCTCTATATTTCTACAGAGTTCAGACTATACCATTACCTTTTAAGGTAGACATATTATAGTCGTTGAACCTCCCCATTAATTTATGGGTTTGGCTGCTGATTGTCTAATTCTTTCTTTATTTCTAAAAGCAACATATTTACTTCTTTTTCATATACAATACCTCTTACTATCTTAGAGATATAACCATTAGTTACTCCTGTCTTTTTCTCTATTTCTATAATATTCATATTATTTACATAATATAAATATAGTATATCTTTTATGATATCTAAAGACAGTTTCTTTCTTTTTGGTTTTTTGTATTCTGAAGGTTTTCCATAGTATTCTTTATATGTTCTAGACCACCTAACTCCTCTAATTATTTCTCCTATCAAGGCGTCTGAAACATTATATTTTTTAGCTAGAACAGTTTTTGTTTTACAAATTTCCCAATCTTTATAAATCTGAATTACTTGTTCTTTTGTTAATTTAGCACTTGGGCTATCTTCTTCTGTTCTATAAAGATTATTATCGTATGCATGTCTTCTGTTATATTCAGCGGTACACCATTCTAAATTATAAATACTATTATTAGAATGATTACCATCTTTATGATTAACTTCTGGAAGATTTCTAGGGTTAGGTATAAATTGTATTGCTACTAATCTATGTACAGCCAGATTTACAAATCTACCTAATCTTCTATCCATTAGTTTTACTCTACAATATCCTCTAGAACTTTTGTCGTATTTTAGTTCTTTATTAGTTAAACATGAGAATATTTGTCCTTTCTTATTAATATAATAATCTTCAAAACCTTTAACTTTGTAATATTTATCCATAGTTCAATGTAATTAACTGAAATAAATAATATATGTACTTTTAGCAAGAAAGACTCTAAAGAGTTTCCAGCAATTTAATGTCTTTTCACTTATATATTTCTATATAAGGCCGCTAGCAATTAACGGGAAACTGCGACAAGAAAGTATCTAATGATTTACCCCTATTTGCAGCAAGCAATTGGACCATAAGATTAGTAGCCTTCTGAGGAGCTATTTGTCCTAAAGTTCCTAAGTGCGTGTCTTTTGTCAGACCTTTCCAATAGTCAAATCCGACCATTTGAAATTTGTTTAATTTTATAGCCATAAATTGAATTAATTATAAATTAAAAAATGTTAAATATCTATTTCAAAGTTTTTAGAGAATACAGAATCTTTATCATTAAATCCACCATTTACAAATCTAAGATTACCTGAAGATGGAGTACTAGTGTTTCTAATTTTAGTCTCTAATTCTCTAAGTCCTTTTTTAACTTCTTTTTTAACTTTACCTCCTACTAAAGCGTCTATATTTTTAAATCCGTCAGTAAGAGTAAATAATAATCCAAGATTCTTTAAGAACTCTGTACTATTTTCTTTTCTATATTTTTCAATAGCTGTTAAGAATTCTCCAGAATCAGGATCTTTATAAATAGGTTTGGCAATATTATCATATACTCTTTGTCTAGTATTCTTATCAATTTCAATATCACCAAAAACTTTTTTCTCTGTAAGGATAGACTTTTTTAACTCTTCTGCTTGTTCTTTTTGCTTACGAGCTTCTTTAGCCTCTTCCTCTTTTCCTTTTTTTATGAGATTGTCATATTGTTTCTCATAAAATTCCTTATTACCATTTAAAGATTCTTTAGCATCCTCAATATCTGTTCCTGCTTTAAATGATTTTTCTACTTCTTTAATAGCTCTCTCTTTACTAAACCCTCTATTAATAAAATCTTGATAAATAATGGTCTTTCTTAAAGTTTCTCCTTTTTCACTTTCATCTTCAAGAGTTTCATCATCTAGAGAATTTAAATAAGACATAGCTCTTTCATAATATTGAATTTCTGTAGGTTCTAACCCTGCATTTAAAGCTTCTAAAACTCTTTTATTAGCTTCTTCAATACCTGCTTTAATTTGCTGATCAATTAAATCCCTAAATTCTTCAGGTCCTTTAATTTGAGAAATATCATCTTCATTAAGGTCAGGAAAGACACCTTCATCTACTAAAGCTGCGGCAATGGAAGAGAAGAAGTTAGGAGAAGCACCGTCATTATTAGAGTCAGTGTCTTCCTGTTCCTCTTTGTTATTATTTTCCCTACCTACGCTCTCTGGTTCTGTGAATAATTCTTCAACATTAACCTCAGTAGTTTCTTTGTCTTCTTTATCTGTTTTTTCTGTTTTATTATCGTCTGTTTCATCAGACGTAGTTCCTTCGATATCATCGTCTTCAAATAGACTTGAGATATCTTCATCTGTTAAGATATTATCCAAACTTAAATCTCTCTCCATAATTTTTTATCTTAAAAACAATGCAAAGATAAGTATTAGTTTTGATTATATCAATATAGTAAATAAATCTTTTACTAAACATATAATAAATTATTTATATCTATATATAAAATAAAAGGGTGAATACTATTCACCCTAATAAACTAAAACATTTGAAAGTAATCAAATACCTTAGACTTTCCTGGATAATCAGCATCACAGAACCAGAAAACAATAGCTGATTCTATAATTCTATGATCTACATTATTTCTATTCCAAGATTTAAATAAAGCCGAGTAATCATGATATTGTGCATTTATTGCAACATATATATCTATTTCCGATACTTCTGCAGGTAAGACTTTTTTATACATTTCTTTTATTTCTTTTGCTTTATGCATATCAAAGTACTCTCCTGATTGCTTTTTACCATTCTCAAAATGATACATATCTTCTACAATAAATTTAGCATCTTCATAAGAGAAAGTTTCCATATACTCTTCATGTCTACGATAACCACGTCTCATATTATATGCATAAGAATCATTCTCCCATTCTTGTTTAGGCTCATTGTGCATTCTATACCCACGTCTCATATTATAATCTTCGTGGGGATATGCTTTATTAGCTCTATATTTAGGAGAATAAACCTCTCTAAATTTATCCATAAACTCATGTTCACTCATGTGCTTAAACTCCTTCGCCTTCATTATATCTGCCAATAAATAATCTTCCATAGTAATTAACTTTTAATGATTAACATTTCTTTTAACATATTCAAATCATCTCTATTTAACACTAATCTCTTATTAATCATTGGTATATTAGCCATTATAAGACCATTACCTATTTCAACATCTCCTAATACAGGAATATTTACAACAAAAGGTTGAGAAGTTAATAGATTATCTTTCATTTCTGTTATAATATTTTCTATATCTATATTACCTTCCTTATCTGTAATAAGGTCTAATAGAGGTTCTATTTTGTATAAATTATTATCAACTGCTCTATTAAGAAATGGCTTGAATATATTTATAGTAGGATTACCTTCAGATAAAGTATTTATTTGAGAATATAGATAAGCTCTTATATTAGTCATTAATTGATTTCTAGTTACCATATTATATATTATTTCTTAAAAATTCATCATAAGTAATTCCGGGATTAGTTCTACTAAACTCCTTGAATTTATTAAATAATTGCATTTCTCTGTTAGTGTCTTCGATGATTTGACTCTTCAGTTTTCTAGTTAGTTTTAATTGAGACTCTAATAAATCCTTTCCTTCTTGAGTAGATTCTATTCTAGCCTTAACTAAATTAAGTAACTCTGCTTGGACAATCATCTGAAGACGATTATATATAGTAGCATATTCAGAATCAGAAAATAACTTCTCCTTTTGTTCGTCTGACATAGGAGATAATTCAGCATCTATAGAATCCCAAATTAAACCCTGTTGTGTAGGTACTTGTTGATTTTTTAATCTTTGTAGTTGTTTTCTATACTCTTCCATTTTTTGAATTTGTATATCTAAACTATCAAGATTATCCATTAGAGGATTACCTCCTAATATAACTTGATTAATTGGATACATAGTATTAAATAGGTTTAAGGGGAGGGACTACCTCCCCAGTTAATTAGCAATTATTGCAACAGCCACAAAGAGGGTTATAAGTTTCTCTAGGAGTAGTAGTAGTACCAGTAGTAACATCAGCTACTGAAATAGGATAGAAATTACCATTTACATAAGCAACTATCTTATTATCAGCGCAGCATCTACGCTCAGCCTCTAAAGCTACAGCAGCATTAGCACCACAAGCAACACCATTAATCTTCATGTCAAGTACTTTAGCTCTCCAAGGGTCTATAGCATCATTAACAGCTTGTTTAGTCTCTAATGCACTAATACGAGCTGCAAGAGCATCATCAGCATCTCTCTGTGATTTATAAAGAGCAAAAGCATCTGAAGCCTGCTTAGCATTTACAGCATCAAATGTGTCTCGTGTAGACTTATACAAACCAAAGTCTGCATCTA